ATATTCCTCCCCTTATATAGACAGATTCATCCTACAATCTCTAGGATAATCATAGCCTAATAACTTATCAGCCTCCTCAACAGGTATAGATTCAACTTCTGGATATTCCTGACTAGCCAAGTCCAAAAGTGTTTTTGGTTCTGTCCCAACACGGATAATACCCGTATCAAACTTTTCTATGGCAGCCACAATTTTTGCTGCGATAACATCTGTCCAATCAGCATTTGTGTAGACTGGATGAAATACCTTCTTTAAGGCATTTTCTCCCCAGGTTCCTCTATCTTTGAAAGATGTGCGAATAACCATGTGTCCGTATTTCTCACCAGCGAGTTTGGTAGTAGTATACCAATTTTTCTCATCAGGATTTTCAGCATAGTCAGTAGAAATATAAACTACTTTTGCCCCAACCGTGTTAGCATAATCCCTAATGTTTTTTGCCCCAACGGTGTTAATCTCGTGAACCAAGTTTCTTTCTGGCTCAGTATTCGCAGCGGGAACATTTGTATACGCTCCAGCATGGATTATTACTTGGGGATGCCAAGCCATAAGCCAATTTGGATACTCGTTTGACCGAACATCCAAATCTTTTGAGGAAGGAGTAGACAGCTCAACGCCTTCCATATTTGCTATTAACGGTATTAGGTGTTTACCTAAACGACCACTACCTCCCGTCAGCAGTATCCTTGAGCCTATTAACTTCATCTTTTAGGAATCCTTCGAGGGAAAGAAAAACCTTCTCCCCCAAGAACTTCTCTACTTTACCACAATCAAGATTATACTCTCTATCATGTCCTAACCTGTCTTCAACATGGTTATACTCAACATCTTTTTCTAAGATTTTGCCAACATAATCTACGACCTTGATATTCTTATAGTGATACCCAGAGCCTATATTGTAAACCTCATTTTTTGCCGCAGAAAGCATAAGTTCTCCAATTATTTCACAGTTATCATCTGTGTGTATCCACTCACGAAGTTGTCCACCATCCCCATAGATAGGAACAGGTAAACCATTTTCAATATTAGAAAACATCTTAGGTAAAAACTTTTCAGGGTGTTGTCCCTCACCAAAGTTATTACAACTTCTCGTGATGACATAGTTTATCCCAAAAGTCCTGGCACAGGACATGACCAGCATATCCGCAGAGGCTTTTGAAGCAGAATAATAAGAACTAGGCTTCAAAGGATAAGATTCATTTGCTCGGTGATTACCCTCTCTATAATCTTTCATGTCCCCATAAACTTCGTCAGTAGAAATTTGTATAAACTTGGTGAGTTCTGGAACACTTCTAACCGCTTCTAACAGGTTGAAGACTCCTTCCACATTACTTCTCATGAAAGGTCTTCCATTAGAAATAGAGTTATCTACATGACTCTCAGCGGCGAAATTTACAATATACTTTGCCCTGCGAACATCTCTAGTTGTAACATCACAAATATCCTTTTTCAAGAACTTAAACCGTGTATCATCACATTTGATATTATCAGCAATGCGAGTATAATCCCCAGCGTAGGTTATCTTGTCTATAACCAAGATTTCAAAGTCAGTATTTTCATATACCCACTTAACAAAACGAGAGCCAATGAATCCATAACCCCCTGTGATAACAATTTTTTCTTTATGCTTCTTCATCTTCTAACATAATACGAGTTGCCTCTGCTAAAGCCTTGGGCGTTCCGCAGTCTAACCAAGTTCCATGTATTTTATGAACAGAAAGCAAACCATCTTGAAGGTAACTTCTATTCAAATCTGTAACTTCTAATTCTCCTCTAGTTGAGGGTTTCAAGTTGCGGATGCGATTGAAAACCGTGTTATCATACATATACAATCCAATAACCGCATCGTTGGACGGGGGAAACTCAGGCTTTTCAATAATATCTTCAATATCCCCCAATCCAGTTTCACCATAATCTACTACTCCGAACCTTTCGGGGTCAGTAACTTCTTTAGTAAAAATAGAAGCCCCTCCCACATCTCCAAAACCATGAACCACATTCGTAATGTCGTCAGCAATAATATTGTCCCCAAGAACAACGACGCATGAATCATCCCCCACAAAACTTTCCGCCATAGCCAGCGCATCAGCAATACCTCCTTCTCCTTCCTGGTAAGCGTAATTTAATCCTGAAAGTCCAAAGTCTTCACCATTACGCAACACTTTTATAAAGTCTCCAGCGTGTTGCCCTCCAGTAACAATAAGAATGTCTTTAACACCTGCGTTTACCAAGGTGGAAATTGGATAATACACCATTGGCTCGTCATAAACAGGAAGCAAGTGTTTATTTGTAGCGTAAGTTAATGGTCTTAATCGTGTTCCAAGACCTCCAGCGAGAATAATACCTTTCATAGTTTTCCTACGATGTATAATAGAAAAACTTTATGTAAATAGGCAAAAAAATAACCCCAAGTCTAAAAGACTTGGGGCATAAATCAAATCAGCTATATTTTTTTTTATTAAATATCTTTACGAAAGAACAAAATATCAGCCACTAATGTTAGCGACTGCGTATTTGCGGAAAGAGCCACCAATGTTTTTACTGACTCGCTCCATCAAAACTCGTTCCTTTGTGGACATCTTCCAAGGCATATTCTCAATTCGCTTCCACTCACGGCGCAAGGTGCCAATTTGGGAAGGGGAGAGATAATGGATGTTGAAGCCCCGAAGGTAGTGCTGATTTTGATGCGTAATCAAAACTCGTGGAGTTTTGTCCGAACCGTTAGAGTAATCGAATTTCCGCTCTTTCAGCGGAGTTGAGTAATTTTTAGCCATAATGCTTTACCTCGTATTTTTTTTGAGAGAATGAGGGGGAAACGCCCCTCTACATTATATTATAGCTCTCGAATCAAAAAACTGACAATAATACCCCTAAATTTTTTATGTCCTAACTTCCTTGTGTAGAAGAACTTACGGGATTATTTTTCATCCACTCAATATCGGTGCTTATTTTTGCTTGCTGAACTCTAATGTTGTAAACATCCTCTTTTACTTCATGTAACAGAGGCAACATCTCAGACTCATATTCGGCTACCCTTCTCTCTAATAAGTCAATTTTAGCATTTGCTTGCCCATAGGCAATTCCAACAGAAAGGAGACATACTGCCAGCGTGAGCAGATTAGACATTCCTATTCGGGGCTTTGTTGAAGTCATATTGAGGAAACACCTTCTACGGTGAAGCAGCCATCTTTGGAGAAAACAGGCTTGAATATACTATATTTAGTAGCATCAGAAAGTATTTCATCCGCCAGTTTCAGAGTAATATTGGTTTTAATAAACCTTTTTATATTTCTCGCCCCATACTCAGAAGAATACCCACCCTTCACAACATACTTGACTAATCTAGGGGTTATTTTTATAGGTAACTGCCGCAACTGAAGCCTGGTAATCTTTTCAGCATCCTTAACCGACAACTCATTAAAATACACGGTGTGGTCAATCCTGTTGATAAACTCTGGAGAAAATTCGTTCTTGAACGCATCAGTTATATCCTCTTTACTTTCTGCGTAAGTCTTTTGACTTTTCTCAAAACCTACTTGTTTTTTACCCACATTTTCGTGTATTCCGACATTACTTGTAAAAATGATGATAGAATCCTTAAAATTTAACTCTTGTCCCTGGTTGTCAGTAATCACACCATCGTCCAGAAACCCTAGAAGGAGATTATGTAGCTTACTACTAGCCTTTTCTATTTCATCAAACAGGATAACCCACCTACTTGACTCATCTGCTTTTTGGGTTAAGATGCCTTTCTCTCCGAATCCAATATATCCAGGGGGACTACCAACCAGTTTGGCGTATTCGTGTGGGTTTGCGTATTCCGCACAATTTAACTTTAACAAACGGCTTTCACCTCCAAGGTAATGTTTTGCCAACTGTCGTGCTAACTCAGTTTTACCTACACCAGTTGGACCGATGAAAAACAAAGAGGTAAATGGGTCAAAACCTGAGTTTTGTAGCTTTAACGAGTTGATGACTGACGATACCGCTTCGTCTTGACCAATAAGATTATTCTTAATCTTCTTCCGAACTCCTCGTATCTCGGAAAGAGTCAAAGGCACAAAATCTTCAGTAGGTTCTTTTTCCTCTTTTTCAGAAAACGCATTATAATGATGGCAAGCGGATTCAACGGACAACATCGGGTAAACTTCAGAAACACTTTCATAAAGTGCCTCATTTAAGTTTGAAAAGTCAGAATATCTCCTCTCCAGCCTGTCGTAGTTACATATAACTCTAGCAACGACATACGAGACAAAATCCTCAGAACGGAAAGTAGATAATTCAACATGGTCATCCAAAGTTGTAAAAATGTTCTCGATGTCTGCGACATCACACCTTTTGACTTTTACGAATGAATCTATATGCTGGTTATAAACAATAAAATAATTTTTATTCATTTTGACTTACCTAAGACAGAAGGTTTTAATGATTCGAATGAAATATCTTCTGTCTTATTCGTAGACCCCTTTTGACGCAGTTCTTGTGCGGTCAGTTTAACCATCATGTCTAAGATTTTGACTTTTTTGTCGTTAGCAGACATGGACAGTTCTAGAGACTTCACCATTTCACTCTTTGACTTATCATCCTCCGGATTAGTATCCACCATACCTTTAAAGTACGTATAGGTATCCAGGGCGCGAAGTCTATCAACTTCACAGTCTTTTAATAAGCCTTTAGCAATTGACTGAATTTTTGTTGGTGCGAAAAAGTTTCTCTTAGGAATGTACGTGGTAACCATTTGACTTCTTTGACTTTATCGATTCTAACTTTTCTTTTTCTTTTTAGGAGCAGCCTTCTTCTTAGGAACCTTCTTACCAGCGGCTTTAAGAACCTCTGGAGTACTGTTCACATCAGGATGGTCTGCGAACTCAACCATGTTCTCAGCAATAGAATCACCTTCTAAAGGGTGACCTACTTTACGAGCACGAGCGAATCTTTTGGAGCGAGGGTTTATGGGCATAATTATTTTATCCTTTTTGTTTAGTTTTCATATCAGCAGATGGCTGAGAACCAGCATGCTTAGTTTTGGTGCGGTCGGAATAACCTTTAATCTTACTGAAAGGTGTGTCAGCTGTAAAGCCTTTAACAACCTTATTTTGAGACTTCTTTCCCCAAGTACCTTTAGTTATAACGTAAATTCTATCAGACTGAGGGGTTGTAAAAACCTGACCATAATTAGAGACAGCCAGCGCAGCTCCAATAGTGGGGAACTTCTTAATTTTAGATTTCTTAGCATCAATACGACCTTCCTTCTCAGGATGAGCGCGTTTCCACATGGCAAATTTCTTACCTTCTTCTACCATACTCTTCTCAACGTACGTGTCTAAGAATGTTAAAAGTTCAGACGGGGGAGTAATTTTAGTGTTATCTTCCATACGTAGTATCTAGGTCCAATTCTTTCGGAAATCAGCGTCAATCTCCTTGTAAAGCCTCTCCGCCTCACGCATAGCCTCCTCACTGTACTCCGTAGCTTCTGCGACCAAAGAACGCTCCTTGGGTCGACCTTTAGGAGGTTTCTTAGGCTTCTTCTCCTTCGGCACCTTCGGAAGCTCCGAGAATTTATATGACGACCAAGACGCAGAATTATGTGGGCCAGATTTGAAACCANCTACCTCAGCGAACCGAACTGCCCTGCCGAAAATATCAGCAACAGCCAAATACACAATAATAGCTAACCCTGAAAAAAACGCAGTTGCAAATAAGGAACCTATTATAACAGCAATGAAGTCCATCACTTATTCTCCGGAAGCCACCAACTCTTTTCAACGAATTCAAAAGGTCCAGCCCGCTCCTCATCTGGGTTTCTAGGGTTGTATTCATTGGTTACAAAATACAACAACCCACAAGGTTGATTGCCTACACAGGTTAAGCCGTGCCACTCTCCTGCTTTAATATGAACTATAGCTGGATTATGCTCACCAATGAAAAACTTTTCAGGACCATTCTCATCTGTGTATACTCCAACCTGTGCCATACCATTTAGAACACAAAAGAAATCATCCTGATTCTCATGTCTGTGCCAAGCTTTAACAACACCAGGATACAACAAAGAATAGTTAATTTGCCAATCAAAAGGACTTTTACACTCCTGATAGGTCTCCGCATCAAGATTTCGTAAACACATCTTAGCCGACGCATAAATATCATTTATGCTCCAACCTCTAGAATCTGCGAATTTATTAAGAGGTAGCAGTCGCATCCTTGAAACTCTCCCCAATAATATTATCCATATCAGCCGAACGATGCTTGGTCTTTCCGTTAAGAGAATACCAACCTTTCGTAGGTACGGTAACCTTACCTTCCTTCACATACTGCGACGTCAGTCCAAAATTTCTAACCAGACCTTCGTCATACAATAACTTAAACTCACAAGTCTGATGCGGCTTGGTAATTTTATTTTTTACAGTTTTCATATTTCCAGTAATTCCTAGTGGATTCTTTCTCTCATCGAACAAAGCATCATTCTTACCTGAAGCGGTCTCTATTGAAGTACCACAATAGTAGAGAAGAGCTTTCCCCCCTCCAGCCCTTGTGCGCGGGTCTCCAAACATAACACCAACCTTACTTCTCACTTGATTAACAATAATAAGCCCAGCCTTATATTTTCTAAGCATAGGGTTAATACGTCTCAAACATTGACCAGCCACCTTAGCTCTCAAGGCACCTCCCATCTCGGAGTTCTTTCCAAACTCCTCTTCCATCTCCTTGCGAGTAGGAGAAACTCCAATAGAATCATACCCAATCATAATAGGAGTTTCAGAGTCCTTCTTTCGGATGGCTAAAATACTCTTTTCTATAGACTCAAAACAATCCTCGATTGTCTCTGGCTTCAAGTAAATAAGCTTTTCCGAATCAATACCCAACTTTTCTGCGAAAGAAGGGGAGTACGCATGTTCATTATCAACCATGACTGTGTAAAACCCCTTATTCTGTGCTCCGATAAACGCATGGGTTAAGAACACAGTTTTTGCTGTACTGCTCTCCCCGTAAATCTCCGTAATAGAACCAATCGGATAGCCTCCGTTATAATCCCCGGAAATAATTTTATTAAGAGCCTTGGACCCAGAATCCACAAAACCATATGTTGGAGTTTCCTCTGAGAGCAAAGTTGCTCCATCCAACTCTTTACAGATGTCGTTAAAAATACTCATAACCTATAATAGTGCGTCCCCACATATTCCATAAATCTTTCCATCGAAAGTGTAAACTTCCGGATAACTCCAGAGGTATTGATGAGATGTAACTGCGGGAGTTCCGTTCTTCCAGGACTCCTCATCGTGCATGAAGCAGTTTATCTCAGGAACTTTCAGGAGAGACTGGAAGCACTTTAAATGTTTACAATGAACCCACAGCCCTTCGGCCATTAAAAAATCTAAATCAACTTGAAACTGTGGAGCATCATGACCTAAAAAATACGAGTCTGATTCCTCCACATACCAAGCGTCAACTTCCACATCAAAACCTAGCTGCAAAGACTCTTGTATGTAAGTAGGACTATTCTCTCGGTCAGTTTTCCCTTTTGTATTACCCCTGTGAGCAATCTTAATCATCGGTCTAGGAATACTTTCAAATCTTCAGGAGTTCCCATACCCCACATTCTATTAACGTCCACCGTAATAACTTTTTTACCAGCCCCAATAGCTTCATTGAATACGGGACACACATAAAACTCATTGTTAACCCGAACATCCTTCTCAATCATTTGTTCAGCAAAACGAACATAGTCGGAACCTTTCTTCCAGTAGTATACACCTACAGTAGCAGTATTACTAATAGGCTTCTTTTCAGCAACCTCTTCTACATACCCATTATCACCCACCTTAGCGAAACTCCATTTTGGGTGAGTAGCTTTAAAAGTGTATATTGCTGCATCAAATGGGACTCCGTCTGGAACACTAATACCCCACTCCACAAACTGGTCAGAGTTGGCTATAATTAGAGGTTCATCATTATTGATGTGTTCTTTAGCTAATAACGTAGTACAAGCCGCGCCCTCCGTAACATTCTCCACTTGAACAATCTCACAATCGGGAGTGATTAGTGGAAGCAAATAATTTAACGCAAATCGGTCATAGTGTTCTTTTTGCACAATGTACACATGCTTTTGATTCTTAAGATTGAGGTTATCTACAACTACCTGAATCATAGGTTTACCCTCGACCTCGATTAAAGGCTTTGGAAATGTGTAGCCAGCTTTTTCAAATCGGGAACCTGCTCCCGCCATTGGAATTAATACAGTCATTTTATTCTATCTCTCATAAGTTCTACAGTGACGTCATCAGCGTTACCCACTTCAATGACGGTCGCACCCAAGCCGGAAGCAGCTTGGATACCTTTTGGAGAGTCCTCAACTATAACAGTATCCCTAGGAATAACTCCCGCACGTGCCATAGCGGTAACGTACCCTTCCGAATTAGGCTTTGGGTTTGCAATGTCTTCATTACTAACAACTCCCGACAAAAACTCCCTGATACCAGACTTAACAAGCATGATTTCTGCTGAATCTCTAATACTGTTGGTCACGCACATAGTAGTTACATTCCTGTCCTTAAGCCAAGACATAACTCGCATTTTTTCGGGGTCCAACTTACACCTTTCTACAAGAACATCTCTAGTGAGTTCCTGCTTTCGTTCAGAGATTTTATTCTTATCAGAAGCATTCACACGACCTAATTTTATAAGTTGGTCCAACTTCGTTAACGTCGGTAAACCATTGAAAGTTTCTTCATGCTCTTTGCGATTAATCTCAGTTCCAGCAATCTCTTTTAAAGCTAAGTTTAAAGCTTCATAATGCCAGTCGCAAGCGTTTACCAAAACACCATCTAAATCAAATAGAACTAATTTTGTATTCATTGCACATTAACCCCCTTTATGTTTCAAATCGTAGAGTAAATTATACTGCTCATCAGACAAACCATCGAAAGTAATCCCCTCTATAATAATAGACTCAGAAACTGGGTTCGTCCATTTTTTCTTCTTAAGTTCTTTCTTGCCGCTGTAATCCATCGTACTTAGTAAATATCTCATAGCATTAAGACGTGCAATCTGGCGATTATCACTATTAATCACTACCCAAGGTGCCCACTGCGTTGAAGTTTTTTTAAACATTCTAGCCGTGTAAGAAGAAATTAGTTTTAATTTCTTAAATGCTTTCCAATCGTTAGAGGACAACTTCCAATACTTCAAACGGTCATTAGCTCTAGATTTTAGTCTTTCCAGTTGCCTTTCGGGGGAGATAGACAGATAGAATTTTACAATCATAGTCTTTCCATCTTCACACAAGGACTTCTCCCATAAATTAACCTTGTTTATAAAGTACTTATACTGAGCATCTGAACAGTATCCCATTACTGGTTGGATAACAGCCCTGGAGTACCAGCTCCTGTCGAAAAATGTAATGTCCCCGTACTTGGGAATCTTTTTTTCCCAAGTTTTAAACCAATTCTTACTTTGTTGTGGGGTGGGAATACCGAGTTCCACCACATTAGTGGCTTTAGGCATGAGGTGCTCTACAAATCTTTTAATGGTAGAGCCTTTTCCTGCAGCATCTCTCCCCTCAAAAATTATAAGTACTCTAGTCTTGGTTTTTAAAACATGCTCCTGCAGCTTTAATAATTCTACCTGAAGCCTATACTTTTCCTTTCTGTACTTCTTACCCGACAAGTCCTCGTACTCAGGCAGATTAAAGGTGATGGGGTCCACATTCAACATGTACCTCTCACACTTAAATCAACTTTATAGGAACTAAGAATCATTCCAAGCTCTCGTTTATATTCTGCTAGATTCCACTTACCTTTAACAATAGCAGTAGCAACATAAGGAAATGTTTTAGAATCCCAATGCATAGAGCCTCGTTGAGGTTCACCTCGGTAAGAGTATGCGCCAACAATTTGTCTGTCCCTACACCACTGAGACCCTTTAACCTCAAAATCCCAAATACTATCACCTTCACATGCCTGATAAATTTCTATCAACTTAGGAGTCTTCCACAGCGTGGGCTGAATAGCAAAAACATACTCGGAATCATATGGGATATGAAAAAGGTCAGTGTGAGGAAGCTTTGGAATATCTCTGTACTCTCCACCTTTAATCAATTTAATAAAATCTAAATCAGAGGTACCACCCATAAGAACACTAGCGTAATCTAGTATTTTCTTCTCATCAACCTTGCCGTACAAAAACATATCCTCATGCTGAAAGATACAGAGCTCTTCCTCTACATGCATAAGAGCGTTTCCAATTCTTTTTTGGTATGGGAGACTATCATCGTAGAGGAGAACTTCATAATCTTCAGGGATTATATCAAGTTCCTTATCCGTTATGATATACTTAGTACAGCCCTCAGGGAGGTATTTTTCTGTCTGCCTAAAAAAGATTTCCCACACGTCAGAATAATCTGAGTGGGAATACATTACAAATCCTATTCCTTTCATTATACAAACTCCGAGACTTCATAAAGTCCAGTGTCGATACAAAACCACTTATAAAACAAATGATTATCAACGCATCGCCACTTAGGGTAAGTCATCAACTTACTAGATTTATTAGATTTAAAAAATTCATTGGTAAACTGCCTTGGGTCTGTGGGAGAATGAACATTAAAATGCTGGCTATCAGGCCAACCTTCGGTAAGAGCTTTTTCATACTCACTTCCAGGAGTTAAATAGTCTAAAGCTTTATCGTAAGCGGTTGCTAACATTTCTATATTCTCCTGGCTGGAGTAGAACCATTGGTCGGCGTACCCAGCATTTAATTGGTCCCACATAGAACTGTGCAATTTACTCATATCCGCATCCTCATCAAACCTTATTTCAGCCACGTTATACTTAAACATGTGCGCACACTCTTTTCCTCGCTGACCTAAATCAAACCTGCAGACAACGACACAATCATACTCACCGTTACTTTTCATCAGCTCTATGGACTTAGCACGTGAGTATAAAAAACTGAGAGTGTTGTGTGGTTTACAGTTAGCATACATCGTTGATTCTCTTTGAAAGCCTTCATCGAAATAAGCATCATTAACCTTATCACTAAAATCTATCTGAGATTCAAATGTAGCTGAGACTGGGTTATACAAACCTTTAATATGGGATTCCATCTCAGGCTCCCAACTATGAATAAAGAAATCAACCTCGTTATCTTTAACGATATTCTCTTTGATGTATTCAAAACCGTTATCCCCAGCTTGAGGGTCAATTCGGTTATTGAAATATCCGTGCAAACATACTGCTATTTTCATTTCTTTGCTATAAAAATTACTTGTACTGTGGCCATGTTCCAGTTAGTTCATTCATTTTATTTTACACTCCTTAAAAACCGGGAGATTACTCAAATCTTTGTATCCATTGTTTTCACCCAAATCTTCTACGTGCTCTGGATAGTTTTGCATCAGAGCTAATCCATGGGATGCTTGTTGTGGGGTCATGTACATATTCCAGCCAAGCATATCAATCTCATCTTCATGATAACTTTTCTCACTACGCCCTTCGTATCGCGCCTTCTTAAACCACTCAACAGCTTCTAAATTATCAGTAAGAATCATACCACCTTTCCCAATGGCTAACGTCTTCTTAATATGAAACGAAAGACACATAAATGTCCCTGGTTTGTACATGTTAGAAGTTAGCCGTTTAGCAGCATCCCAAATTGGGTACGGTTCCAACTGATAGGCTCCAGACCACTCTCTATCATCGAAAATAACGTTTCCTCCCGCGTGTATGATGGACATAGGCACAGAAAGGTAAGTATGCTTTGGAATGTTAACATCCTCAACGCCCAAATACTTACAACCAAGAAAAAGCGCGTTAGTACAGCTGTCTACAGAGACAGCGTAAGGAGCTCCGGTATATGCCGCAACTTCTTCTTCAAACATCCGAACAACGGAGTATGGGTTATGCAAAATTTTCTTAGTCATCGATTAGAGTGTAAGGTACTCCACTATTGTTAAAGCACTTAATGCTAGCAAAATTAGATTTTTTTACCCGTCCTTCCGCATTTGGGAAATATTTTAAAATATTCATCAGCAGGAATGTCCCCACACCTTTTCCTTGACAACTTGGATGTACACAAAATCTAATATCATCCTCTATAACACCAATATAGCCAACAAAAGAATTATTGTAAGTAGCAACAAAAAATTTATCCTCGTGCTCTCTCATATACTCCTCTTGTTCCTGCCTAGAGATTTCGGCAGAGGTTATAAACCCAGACTGAACTTCCTCCAGATTCCTCAACTTACGTATTTCCTCCCACCAAATCAAAGAATTTTTCTCAAATTTTATCAAAGGAAAAAATTTACCACTCATCAATCTGTGTACCGTAGGGGCTGCCACTGTCCAACCAGTAATGCGTCAAATACCCTCTAGTGTGCTTCCACCCCTCCATCTCTGGACCCATAAGAGGATTTAAAGTGCTTCCTATATCAAGAAACGTGTTGCGAGGATTCGCCTCAAAACACTGGTGTATAATATAATTGCTTAGAGACGCTGCCCCACACAAAATAATATGATTCTCAATCCCCTCATATTCAATGAAATCTTTAACCTTGTCTACCATGTCATAATCATCAATCATACAGTTGGACCCTATACGAAAAGCCTCTTTACAGTGAAAAGGTAAATTTCCCAGGTCAGCCCCCTTATTAACAATCATAAGAATCTCCCGGTTATCAATCAGAGGAAGAATCTCTCTAAGATACCTTCGGTAGTTGTTATTAATAAACACGTTAGCGAACGTTAGGTTGGCCTCATCCTTGGACCCTCGTAGAGCCAGCTGCCACTCAAACGCTTCATCTCCAACATCCTTTCTCCCACTGAGCCCCACGAAATAATTCTTATGTTGAAACTGAAACGCTTCAATCAGCTTATTTCTATAAAACTGGTGCTCCTCCGGGATAAAATGTTTTTGCTCTTCAGGGGGATAAATGCCGTGTCCTGTAATATCCCCTGTTACGAAGTGTTGCTCTGCCAACTCCACCTCCTTATTTTGCATAATGAACAATTCTCCGTCTGAAAATCTAGTAAACGCAAAATTCCTCTCCTCTTCCAGCATATTTCTAAACTTATTAAATTCTAAATCAAAAGTCTTCATTTAACATCTCCAATACTTGTGCAACCCTGCTCGAAGAATCTCCATCTCCATATGGGCAGGCTACTTCCCCAACTTCATAGTCTCTATTAACGCTCTCAAACATAAAAGGCAACGCGTCTGGGGTAGCGCAAAGCCTTCCAAATACACCTAACCCTTCAGTTCGTTCAGTATATTTACGACAAACAATACATTTTTTTCGCAAAAATGCTGACTCCTCCTGGATTCCCCCACTATCAGAGATTACAAACTTACACTTACTTAGTCGCTCTATAAACTCATCGTACGGAATCGGCTCTACAACATTAACACTCTTTAAAGCATCCTTGTGTTTTTGTACATTTGGATTTGGATGTAAAGGTAGCGTGAAAGTTATGTCGGGATTCGCCTCTGCGATAACATCCAACGCTGTAAACCACTCCCCTAATGAATCATGGTTCTCTCTTCTGTGTAACGTAACTAACACTTCATCCCCGTACTCAGGTTTTAAACTCGTAAGGTTGTCACAAACTGTGTTACCTGTAACAAAAATCTGCATTTCCTCATCACCTGCACGACCTCGTTCTTTTTCTATGTTCTTGGCATTGTATAAAGTAGGACACACGTGAGCATATGCAATGCTCGTAATAGTTTTGCGGTAGAACTCTTCTGGGTAAGGATGCTCAAAATTATAAGAACGTAACCCAGCTTCTAGATGCACAATCTTTATTTTGCGATGATAGGCTGCCATTGCCACAGCCAACGCCGATGCCGTATCTCCTTGAACCAGAACGTATTTAACGTCATCGAAGATACCCTCCGATTGGGCTACAGCTGCAAATGCAGAATCAAGTCTATTCTCACAATCCGGAAAAATTAGCCTTTCATCGTATGTCCCTACAGAAATATCTTCATGCTGTCCAGTGAACACAACTTTATGTGGAACTTTTAATTTCTCCAACACTGGCTTTAATTTAATCCACTCTGGTCTAGTCCCGTAACTTAGCAATATCATTTACAGTCTCCCATCCATTATCAAGTCCATGCCTTACACACATGTCACGCTGATGGTAAAATAATCCAATTGGCATTAAACTTCCATTTGAACTCGCCTTATCATCAGTACCATACTTCCAGCCCTTCACTGAACTGTGGAGGTCCATGTCATTCTTTGGGTGAGGAGGTACAAAAGTTTTTATACCACCTAAAGTTTTCGCAAGGTAAGAAAACTGAATGTCCTCTCCGTTGTCCCACAAAAAAGGTCTTTCACTCCATAGGTACTTCAGCCAATCCCGTTTAAAGAACCATGCATGTCCCACTAAATCAACCTCTTCAACCTCTTCATTTGGAGGTTCTCCATTCCAACCAACTCTTTTATGGTCAACGTAATAGGGGGAATTCAATTGTACTCCAGCACCACCAAGAATTCCTTCACACCCATTTTCCATACAATTCCGGCAATTTTCAAGCCACTTACTCCCTGGAATTGTATCGTCATCAAACATAGCAACATACTCAGTATCACACAATAACGCAGCCGCAAAACGTCCATAATATTTCCAATTAAACTCGTTTGAAAAGACCTTGTCTAAATCATATTTCTCTGGTGAGAAAGATACGTTCCGTGCGTCTCCATTCTGCCAAAGCCAAATTTCGTCTGGTTTTACAGTCTGCTCTCGAAGTGCCTGAATCTGCTCATCCAAATAGTGCTCTCGCCTATAAAGATTTAGAATTACTGTTATATCCCTAGAAGGGTTTTCCATTGCTCTAAAATTTCCTCATCTGTTTTTATCTCTGCGGATGACAGAGTTGAATCTAATCCGTTGTACTTTATACCAGCCTTCTCACACTCAAACTTTACAAAATTAAAGGTCTCCCTCTTCGAACTATGAAAGACTTCTTCCACAGAATCGTACATTTTTTGTTTATCATCTAAATGTCCCAATAGTAAAACTCTCTTCCCTTCCAAGGGTCTAACTCTGCGCATATAATATTCCTGGTCAGTAATTAGTCCATATACCAGAACCTTTTTATATCCCGCCGATAGAGCCCTAGAAATAGACATGTGAGTCTGCTTGTGAGAATCCACACTCCCAATCACTCCAGCAACTCCAGGTGAGCCACCATGATTTTCTAGCGGGGTTATGACGTTTGGAATAACCACACCGTCTAGTCCGTGCCACTCCTTTTGAGATTCTGACACAAATTGTATATCATCCCAAAATTTCTTCTTCCCCTTTAAGGGAAACAGATTTGTTTCGTGACACGACAGAATAATCTTGCTAGCTGTTTTAGGTCGACTACCCATTTCTAAAAAATGAGCTATAACATGGTCACCCTCATTAACTTTAAAATTATCAATAGAAGCTCCTTGACAGTGATGTTCCTGCCATCCATGAGGACCATAAAAAGTGCAATCGTATCCACTCTCATTCAGTAAATTACACAAATTTATATGTGCAACCGTGGAGCCTCCAGGAGCTGACCAAGCACTAACTATTTTGATGCTCATGTTCTCTAACTTGCCTGCGGAGATTAAGTAAGTCCCGATACAATTCAAACCTACCCCCAACAATTTTATTAATATCGTAAGCTTCGTCTGTTATTTGTTTAAGATTCCTTCCCATTTCCTCACGATGCTTTTTATCCTTTGATACCTTTGTTAAAACTTTAATCCATTCACTCCTTGGATTGTCTCTCGAAACCAAATATCCAGTTTCCCCATTAATAATAACGTCAGAATAACACCCAACATCAGAAGCGACCAGTGGAAGACCGTATCTCCCTGCTTCCATAACTTTAATTTCTGATTTCGAATCATTAAACTCATTATACTGAAGTGGGGCAATTGCAACGTCAAAACGAGTAAACATAGCACCATATTGGTTTCCTGGCATAGCATTGAAAACATCAAAGTTTTTGTGTCTGGGGTGCACTCCTCGTGTCATGTACTTTTCATAGTTATCCCAAACATCTTGCTGCCAATCCCTTTCTTCTTCAGGACCCAGAGGAGGTCTTCCATAAAATCCCCAGTGGACTCGCTCATGCCCAACCTTGGCATTCACACCCATAGCTACGCTTCTGAATTCTTTAACATCCTCTTCGTGGTGAATTCCACCTACCCACCCCATTCTGCAAAGCTTTTTGGGTGTTGGTGTCTTTGTTAAATTCCAACACTCCAGGTCATAATCCACTGCATTTCGTACTACAGCCAACGTATTTTGGCAGAAAGGGGAGATTCTCTCCGCAAACTTTCTCTGCGTTACTGTAACAAGGTCCGCATGGTGATAAAACCATTGTGTAAGCTCCGAAAGTTTTTGGTCGCGATACACATCATACAACCTGTGACCTTTATACAAATTTGTAAGTAAATCATCTGTATCATAATGAACAAACTTTCCTTTCTCCTTCGCTGTGCGTATTAAGTTCATGGTATACGGTCCCCCCCAATTAGAAATATTTTGTGTAAACATAACATCACACCAATCTAAATCTGTTGTTTCGAAATCTTCGGGCGGTGGGGAAATCCTCTCTCTACCGTCTTCCTCTGCTATGCGCTGTAGACCTAGCGGATTTTCATTAAATCTTACTTCTACATCGTCCGGGAATTTTTCTGCCAACTTCTCCATCGGCATGATAATCCTGTAATATGCGCACCCACCTGTGTTTGCTGGCACCGCCAAAATCTTTATTTTTTTCTTATTCATATAAAAAGGGGAAGAGTTTTACCTCTTCCCCTATAAAAGAACGTTAATTAAATTATTCTCAATTACTCTGAATATTTTTCAGATGAGAGAGATAATCCTCGTCACCGTCATCGGTGGTCTCCTCAGTTGTAGTAGAAGCTTCCTGTGAAGGTGTTCCAGTGATTTGCATCGCAAGATTCTTCAAAGTTTCATACTCAGCAACTTTTACAAGACCGTGAATATCATGAATTTCGTCCATCCAGGTTGCAATCTCGGCGTCAGTACCCGCAGGGGAAGACTTAGGACGAGGTGCAGACTTATCAAACGAAGGCCAAGGTCCACTTTTTTCCTTTACAATTTTAAAATCCCAACCGTTGTGTACATCGGTCAAGTCACCAAAATCTTCGTCAAGAAATGCATCCAAAATTTTGGAAAACAATTTAATGCCCATAGAGAGAATCTTAACTTTTCCATCTCGACGGTCAACAACATTCATATAGTACCGTTTACGAGCTTTAATTTCTCTAGCAATCTCAATATTTGCATCATTTTTAGTTTGCCACAATCTGTGATTCAAATCACACAAAGGGCATGGGTCACCTTTTACACGAGGGCAGTGATAATTCGTATCATTAATACGATGAATACCACTCTCAGCATAAAAGCCATCAGTGTCATTCTTCCAAGGAAGAATTCGGACGTTGGTAGTACCTTCATCCATCATGAGAAACTTATCCAAAAAATCAGCGTTGCCACCAGGCTTTTTGTTAATCTCCTCATACTTTTGTCGCAGTGCGTTAATATCAACCATAATTCTATTTTTCTATTTTGTAGGGAAAATTCCCTTGCTCTATAATAGCCCAAAGCACACATTAATTGAAAAAAGTTCAGGCTNTTTNAAAAAGCCTGAACTTAATAGGTTAACCTGGTCAGAATAATTTTTATTCTTAGCTATCAGATTCTTCCCCATCGGGNATAACCATATCAACAGCACCATCTACAACGTCCTTGCCAGTGTCATACACACTGCCAACAACATCAGAGCCAACGCCATACACATCGCCAACCAGTGGAACAGACCTAACAGCCCCATCGACAGCTCCCACCGCCGATTCCATTGTCGAACAGCTACCAAGAGTGGCAGCAACAAAAAGCAAAAGTAATTTATTCATAGTTTTATTTTATCCTAAATCAGACACCATTTTTGCCTCTGCCCGTTTATTTGCGGACATCTGCACTAGCATGTCTTTTTGGTGGTCTAACGAAGAAACGATATTCTTCGCTAGGTTATATTTATGCTGAGCTAAGGAAACTTCTTCTTTCTTTTCCTTTACACTAGGCACACTTTTAATATAGTTATTTAGTGCAGACTCAGTCACTTTTCCACCTTGGGATTTAAGCTCTTCACGACGAGTTTCTATAGCTTTGGACATCCAAAATTCTAACCCAATCTCTCTTAAATCCAACTGTCTTTTGGCATACGCCAAAACAGCCCCAAAAAAAGCAAAAACACCGGTATGTCGCTCTAACGCTGAATCCATACTGTGCTCAGATACTTCCAAATAATTTTTAGTAATCTCGATGTACTTATCCTCTAACGTATCGTAAATTTTAGTAATTTCACTCATCGTCAAAAAGGAAAGCAAATAATTCTTTGTTCAATCCATGCAACATCTGCATCATATTGGATGTTACAGTAGTGAGATACTCATTTCCAATCTGAGGCATCTCATCGTCATCTCCTAGCCCAAATAAATCAAGACCTACATGACAAATCTCATGTAAAAGAGTTCCTTTGTAATCTACAATACTCTGATTAGGGTCTATTGTAATCAAAGCTTTGTGAAACTCTACGCACCCATACAAACTATCCTTATCCAAACTTTTTTGTTGAATTTTAAAAGTCTTAAACCCTACATGAACCTCCATAGGATGTACCGGTAGTTCCCTTGTTGCTTTTTTACTAGTAACCATTATTCTTGCGTCACAACTAGTCTGGAGTAATCAATCCTTGCAGGGATGATGAAACGAGCTCGACCATTTCGTGATTTCATAAGATACAATCTCGCCTTACCTTCATCAAACTCATTTTCGGTTTGATTAATACTGAATACTAAATCACAAACTCTCATTTTACCATAAGAGTCGGCAAGCTCTGAATCTGTAATGATATCTACTTTTTTTCCTTCTCGATTAGTTTGTGTAGCAGTCCAAACTAAAAGATTGTACTCTGTAGACATACCTCGTAACTCCTGAGCTAGACGCTCTTGAGCCTGATATTCTGGCATACTCTCATCAGTACCTAGCAGCTCCAAATAATCAATAACGATTACGTCAGGCTTAAAGTTTTTATAATTTCGTAACTGGTTAAGATACGCCCGTAATCCATTTACGGTCTGCCTTTTGGTAGGAAACTCTTTGATATGTAATCCACCCAGAGATTCTACACTTTCAGCAATTGTACCTAACCGCTCTTCCAGAGTTTCCACCCTGTGCTGCAATTCTACTTGCTTAATCCTCGTAAAAATACTGTCCAGCCTCTGAGCTACTTTATCCTCGGACATTTCCAAAGAAACATACAAAACATTCTTGCCATCTAAAACTGAACGAGCGGCTTGGTTTGCAAGAAACAGAGATTTGCCTACCCCCGGTGGTGCTACCACCATCGCTAATTCCTTACGTGCCAAACCGCCGTCCAGCGCCTCATTTAAAGAGGCAAATGGCGTACGAAAATCATTGGAAGTTTTCTCGCTAATCAGTCGTTCCCAACGGTCAGCGATGTCATTAAAGTAATCCACTCCCAAATCCTGTTGACGCCCAACAAGTAATGCTTGGCGTACTTCTTCTGATATAGCCCCAAAATTCTTCTTCTTCAAATGTTCTACAGAATTTAAAATTGCATCCTTCAGAGACTGTTCTTTAGCAAACTCTTCAACCAAATCAAGATAGTAATCCTCACTTGATAGGGCGCTGGTATCTAAAGAATTGATGCACGATAGCTCTTCTTTGTAATCTGAGAGAAGTTCGTTGGAAGATTTCTTCTCTTTAACCTGTTCTATAAGAACATCATCTCCAGGTAGTCTATTGTACTTCTCATAATGACCCCTGATAACCTTGTAGAATTTCTGATGAGAAGGGAACTCAAAGTACTCAGACTTTACCATAGGCAAAACCTGCACTAAAAAGTTCTGTGAAGATTTAGAAAGATATAATATACCTCTCTGAATATTTTCTGAAAACTCGTACGCCATACCTTATAATAGTCGAAGGTGTTTAATTCTGCCCAGTACTTCCAAAACCTTTCAAACCTCGTTCAGTAGTCTTACCAAAAAAGGCGTCTTCAGAGACTTCCTCAATATCAACCTGCGGAAGTTTTTGAATTACTATTTGGGCAATCCTCTCACCCTTCACAATCGTCTCCGGACAAAGAGAATTTAGATTGCGAAGAGGAATTTTAATCTCTCCTCTATAGTCACTATCGATAGTTCCAGGGGCATTAGGCATCACAAAAGGTTTTTTATACATAGAACTTCTCAACCTTAATTGCCCCTCATACCCTTCTGGAATAATCACATGAATCCCAGTACTTACGAGTACAGAACCCTGCGCAGAAATAAAAATTGTCTCGCTAGAGGCAATATCAAACCCTGCAGCCCCTTCCGTTTTATACTCTGGAGTGGGATTGTTCGAATTGTTTAAAATTCTAACTTGAACCACTACAAACTATCCTGCTTTGTGCCAGCTCTTTNAATTACTGCTTTCTTTTGCTCTTCAGACATACTTTGCGCTGCATCTCGAACTACCATTGCTCTTGCTTCATCTGCCTTCCGCTTTTCATAATCAGTCATCTTTCTACCACCAAACTCTTTAACGCCTTTTTCCGTAAGCGTCATCTTGGCATACGGACTTGCGCCAGATTCAGCCTTAAGGGCTTCTTTTGTGTCCCTTACTAATGATTCTTGTCCGTCTTTCGCCATTTTTCGGGTATCACTGTCACTTAACGTTTTTGGGACTGCTGGGTCTTTAACGAGACCCAATACTTCCTGCCCAAAAAGAGTATAATATGCCCTCCCTTTACAACCTTCAATTTCGCACTTCACCCACTTCTTTCTAGCCTCAAACGAAGGCGACACATCCGACGAAAGATTATCACACTTTTTACACTTGTAGTTATAAATGGGCATTAAATTTCACAAACTCCGCTTTTGCAAGTATCAACAGATTGTGCCAATTCCTCAATTTTTCCCGACCGAATCAACGCATCCAAATCTATAGTATTGTGGTCAATAACCTCCAAAGGTTCGTTACCTCTAGAGCCCGCACGGTAAAATGTAAAGCCTTTCATATCATTTGCGTAATTTAACAATTCATCGTACAAAGACTCCGATTTAAAGTCATGTGGGAGATTACACGTTTTTGATACAGCAGAGTCAATATAGCTTTGAACAACTGCTTGAACCTTGATGTGCTCCTCTGGAGTGACATCATAAGCTCCACACGCATGAGAAACATCCCTACCCCTCAAATATAATTCTTTGAACAGAGGGTCAATAACAACAGATTCATTCCACACATCCTCTGTTCCGGTTCTCCACCTGCGCTTGTATACTGGGGAAAAGATAGGTTCTAGTCCTGTAGACACGCCAAGAACCATGCTAACAGTGCCTGTAGGCGCGACTGTCAACAAAATCGCATTCCTAATTCCGTTCTTCTTAATGTCAGAACGAATACGGGAGGGTAAAGTTTTCATAAACTGCTCTTTACCTAGGTGAGCCCAGTCATAAGCAGGGAAAGAGCCTTTCTCTTTTGCCAAATACATGGAAGCCTTATACGCTTCATTTCTTATTGTCGCAAAGAGTCTTTCCAAGAACTCAAGACATTTCTCAGAGCCGTATCTATACCCGGCTTTAATAAGAAAGTAGTGTAGTCCCGTGACTCCGAGACCAATTCTTCTGGAGCGGTGCCCCCCTTCTTGGCACTCAGGTATTGGGAAATGGTTCGTTGTAAGTACATTGTCAAGAAACCTAACCCCGACTCGAATAGTCCGAGCAAGGCGACGCCAATCAATATCACCATCCATGCTAACCATGTTAGACAGATTGACATGCCCAAGGCAGCAATTGCCGTAAGCTGGAAGAACTTCTTCGCCACACGGATTGGTAGCAGGCATATGTTCGAAATAAGAAACGTTAGTGTATTCATTTGCAAAATCTATATTAAAAATTCCAGGTTCACCAGATTCAATAGCGTTATCTATGATACGTTCCCATAAATCTCTGGCCATGATAGTTTTTTTGGTAACAGCGTCGAACGTATCCGCATAATGTTTTAGGTGGTGAAGTTTAGCTATCCCAAGAGCGTCTTCTTCGTCCTTGGCGACTACTTCAATTACCTCATCTCCTAGTTCAGACTTCCGAGTCATCTCGTACATGTAGTATCTCTCGTGGCGACCTCCAAAAGTAAAATACCACTCATCACCACTTTCAACAGCTTCAAGAAAAGGCTTAGTGATTGCAACTGAAATATTAAAATTAGTAAGCTCCTTTCGGTCCAGCTTCACACGAAGAAACTCCAAGAAATCTGGGTGAGTAATACTAAGAATCGACATCAACGCCGTTCTTCTATTCCTTCCTGCGCGAACATGGTTCCCAATTTCATTAATCATCCTCATAACTGAGATAGAACCCGGGGCAGAATTCTTAATGTTTTGAATATCATCCCCTTTCGGTCTAACTTTTGAGAAATTAAAACCAATCCCCCCACCTCCACACGAAATTTTATACATGTCCGAAATGGTTTTTCCAATACTCTCAACAGAATCCTCAGGGTCTAACACATAACAGTTCAGCATGTTTTGCTTACCCCGACCAGCCCCAAATAAAATTCTACCTCCAGGACAAAAATCTCCAGAGTTAATAGCATCATAAAACTTCTTCTCAAAAGTTTCCACATTATCGGGAGTCTCTGAGTCAGCTGCTGAACGGGCTACCCTCTTAGCGAGAGCTTTCCAAGTATCCTCTCCTGGGTAGGCGTATTTATCAAGAAAAATAGTTTCGCATAGTGTATCTTTTGGTATCTCAAACCCCATTTTAATCTCTTAGTATACAAACAATACTGCTTTCGGGAAGAAGCAAATAGTTCATGTCGTTTTTAATAATTTCATGCCCCGCATACTCATCAAATAGAACATTATCTCCGATATTGGTTTTAAATACAATCTCGTTACCGTTAGAATCCGCACCTCCAGTTCCGTGTTCGAGAACGGTGCCCTCATTAACCTTTTGTTCAGTAAGACTTTCCGGGAGAATGATTCCACCCTCTGTCTCAGTTCGCCTCACCCGCCGCTTAATTAAAATTTTCTCCCCAAAAGGGATAATTGGATATTTTTGTTCCATTTCTTGTTCCATTT